GCTACAAATACACTAGCTAAGATTACACCTAATACTAGTATTGACCATAGAATGGTCAAAAGTAGTTGCTTTAGCTGGCCCATGGGGACTTACTAACACTAAAGTTTTCTCCATTTGTGTCAAGCTTATCAGCAATTTTAGCAGTAGCTTTTACTGCTGTATCTACAGCGTCTTTTTCTAATTTAGCTGCATCTTCTTGTACTTGTTCAGCTACTTCTGGTTTAGCCTTAGCTTTAGTTTTACGTTTAGCTTTAGGTTTAGCTGCAGGCATTTCTGTATGATTAGTATTAACAACAACTTCAGTTACTTCTAAGTTGTTTATAAGCTCTGCAACTTCTTGTGATGACATTTCAATGACGAGTCTCATAATAAATCCTTGTGGTTTTGTTTAATAAAATGGGCAAGCATTAAAGCATCACTTCTACCATCTAACAATCCTCCTCTAGCACCATATAAAGGAGCTTGAGGGTACAAATTATTAGCTATTTCAGCTACTTCTTTCTTTAATTGCTTACCACTAGGTTTAGTACAACCTATGTACTTTTGCCATACTTTAGGTTGAATTTTGATAATAGGTATATCAAGTAATTCAGAGAGAGTGGTAACTAGCCCTAAATTGTAACCAAATCTAAAATTAGATTTAGCTGACATCCCAAATAAAGAGTGTACATCTTCAATTGCAACAACACTAGCTTGTGAATTACGCATAAAGGTGTACAAATCTATACTAGAATACTTGTTATGATCAGCAAATACTATGTCTCCCTGTGTAGGAAGACAACAAGTACTGCCATTTTGACCTGGGTCTATAGCAAGTATAGACATTAACTAAATACTGATTTCTTAGTTTCAGCTGTTGAAGCTGCTGCAAGATCCTTATTAGTTTGATCAATAGTATTACCAGCATTTTTTTCATGCCATGCATCCATGAATGTAGCTTCAGTTTCACCATTAGCCATTTCATCTACTGAAAGACCAGTAGTAGCATTAGCAAAGTAACGTACTTCATTAGTTTCGAAAGTATCAGCAATATCTACATAACCAGCATCAGTTTTCTTCTGCTTATTACGTTTAAATTTCTGTACTGCAATCTTAATAGGCTTACCAATTAGATCAGTTAGTACCCACTTCTCAGTTGGAACTTCTTTTTTAGCTTCATAAGACCATACGTTAACCATTTTCTTTCCACCAGCTTTTACAGTAGTGTCTAGATTTTCACCATTAGCAGCAACACACATACGGTTAGCAGCAGTATAACCAGGTAAAGGCTTCTTAACACCTTTCTGATCTACATAGTAAGGGTTTTGACCTTTAGCTTTACCACTAGTAGCCCAGAAAGTATCTCTTAGTGGGAATACTTTAGCGTCTGCGTCAGCAGCTTTAATTGTTACGTTTACAGCAGTAGCACCACCTGAAGATTCTTCAATGGTGGCCATTTCAATAATAGCATTGTATACTCCTGATTCCCATACACGTTGGTTTCCACCACCACCTAGGGTTTCTTTGTCTTGAACGACATCAGCGTCTAATGTTAAATTAGGCATAATATTTTCCTCTGTTGTCAGATATAATTTAAATTTACAATTAGACAACTAATAATTGTAAATTCATTAGAGGGTACGGAGTACCCTCATATATAAAATATGTTGTGTTAAATAAGTATAGAGATTTTCCTATTTTAGCTTTTTTTGTTATATAATGCCACTACTATGAGCGGATTTGAAGATATTAAAGGGTTAAAGTTACCAGGTGTTGATGCTAAAGGTAACTTTCCTAGTAAACACCCCCAATTTATTACACAAAATGGGAAATCTGTAATTAACCCTGCTTGGAATAAAGACCAAGCTATCTTACGTGAACAAGCTAAAGAAGTAGTTCGTATGAATCAGCAAGATATTATGAAAGATGCTGCTCGTCACGAAAAGAATATGTATAAACCTAAACCTCAGAATACTGGTTTTAGATTCCCAGGAGGAACTAAATTACCAGGCGTGTTAGGTATTCCTTTCTTACTGCAAGACTTTATGCATTTATATAACTTACAAACAGCTCCAGAAATCTTACCATCAGGTGCCCCTAAAGAAATATGACCTCTGATGAATTAAAGCAGTTATCTCTTAATACTTTAGCAGGAGCATCTGCTGCACAAGCTGCAGATATGACCAGACATGCTTTAACAGGTAAAGGTCAGTCATGGTTACCTAATTCTATGGCAGCTAAACAAGGTATTCCTAATCCTTCCACTACTAATTGGTGGAAAGCAGGTAAACTTCCTATGAACCTTCAAGGTTCTTTTATGGGAGCTAAACCAACAGTAGGTGGTACTCTAGGTCTTGCAGCACTTGCAGGATATGGGGGTTACAAGTTAGGTGATTGGTTTATCAATACTAATGTTGCTGATTCTATAGGATTAGGTAGAAAAGATCTAGAAGGCTATGGTTCTTACCTAGCAAATCTTAAATTACCTAAATAGTTATTCCATACTTTCAACAAAGTTTTTCCAAGCTTTGTCATCTTTAATCTGTTCTAGTAAACTACTGTCTTGAAATACATCAGTAGTAAAGTAGTTACCATCAGTAGCTTTTACAATATCATCATATAAAGCATACCATTCAGTATCTAAGTCAAATTGATTAAACAGCTTATTTGAAGTCTGTAATGAAAGTAGTTTATTAGTTCCTTTTACTTTGATTCCTCTAGTATCTTTACGAATACCAAATCTAGTAAACGATTTATTAAAAGTTATCATTACTGAATCATCATGGTGTAACCCTAATTTTTCAATAGCATTTGCGTGGAAACGCACATAAATACTATTATTTTTATGTTGAGCATACTGTTTGATAGTAATATCAATTGCTTGTACGATATCTCCCATTAGTAAATTAAAATCTAAGTTTTCTGTAGATACTCCTAGATCATTAGGTATTTTTGATTTGAAATTACGGTCTTTAATAAATCCCATATTATTCTCCTAAATGCGTATAACGTTCTTTCATAATCTCATTTACAATGTGCCAACTAATCTGGGCAACATCAGTTGCATCACAGTAATTACGAGCAGCTATCACAGGTGCTATAGCTAAAACTAATTTATCTTCTAGTTTCATGTCTTCTGTACCTGTTACTTGTTTGAACAATTTAAGTTGTTCAGGGGTCAGTTCTTTCTTCACCATATTTGGATCTCCTGTTATAATGTGAGTGTCCACCAGGTTTTCATAAATATCTCCTTATTACTTTAAAACCCATAAAAGTATACTGGTGGACACCTGTATATTATGTAAAGAGATATATAGTTTGAATTAGAGTGCCTCTACAAATAGGAAAGTAGAGGACTAACATTTACGATGTTTCTAACGATATAAACCTAATTGAGGGAGAACGTCATAGATCGAACTTACGTTTGGATCAACTAGTTTATACTGAGGGTAGTTATTTTCATAATAGCCACCATCCCTCTATACGCTATTGTAGATTATATAATAGTAGTGCCTAACAACATAGATACCAGTACACTACTACACTCCCCTCTACACAGGGATAAAACATTATTACTGGTACCTTTTACATTAATGCCCCTTTTTTACAGGGGACTAGTGATTAATATCCCTTCAGATAAGGGCAGCCCCAACAATCGAGGAGTGATCCATAAGGTAGATCATGTTGATCTGCCCCTGCAGCTGATTTAATGGCTCTAATCTGCGTAACCTTGGCTATCATACCACGATACTTAAGTAGCTTTATTAATTAATTTCCAGAAACCATCTGGGTCAAAGTACATACGTTGTTTAATGATACTAGGTACTGATTTTTCTTTTTTACGTGTCTTAGTATGTCTAGGTGCTAATACCTTTTTAGGATCTGTATAACAAGATAACCTAGTAGCAGCAGTAGACATTGGAATACTTAAAGCTTCAGATAATGAAGCAGCATTCCATTTAGTGCCATCATCTAAAGTGTAAAACCTCCCGCCTTTATGGGTTTTATTAACTTTACGATAAACTAACTTAGGATCTTTCGATGCCATTAATCTTGCATAGGCAGTACTAACACTGCACCCTAATTGTTCACTAAGCTGGTTAGTTGTAATAACAGTACCATCATCTAATGTGAATTCTAAATTTTTACTGCCCACAGTTACTCCTGGAAGTCGTTAATAATTAAATAAATAAGCCATGCTTGGTATAGAATACTTGCCCCAACTAGGTATTCAAATAACATATTAGTCCCCTTGTGTAGGTATTAACCAATACACACGTTTATCAATGGAATCTACTTGACTCTCAATTAAAACACTCTGTTTAAGTTCTAATACTGCACGTTTGATTGTAGATATTGATTTATCTGCAAAATACGGATTATGTACAATAGATGAAATATTTGCTTTGTTCGCTGCTATGTAGATAAAGATATCTTTAGCTGTATTACTTAAATCATATTTATCTAAAGCTTCATCTACTTCAGCTTTAACTAATTGTTTCTTACGCCAAATTTGCGCAATATTTTTTAATGCTCGATTTTTCATTTTTCTCCTTAATTAGAAGGCAGTCTTAGTTAAAGTCATAAACTGCCAAAATGACTAGCAACTTGAGTTTAATTTATAGTCCTCGTCTACTAAAGGCTAAACTCTGCATATTTACATAAACACCTTAGTCTTCATAGTAAGTATGAAGACGTTCCAGTACATGTTGTATATTGTTATCAATGAATGTTTCATCCATTTCCCACATACCTACTGGACTACGCATACGCTCGTTAACAGTTTCTTTAGTTAAACGAGTTTGGTATACATATTTAAAGCCAAGCATCTCTTCTGTGTCATTAATCTTATATAGAGGAGAGTTAGCAATTTCCATTTTAGTTAATGGCATCTTCTTACAGCTGATAACAGTAGAGAAGAAACTCTCTATACCTTGATTCATTAATGAGCCTTTAACTTTAACAAGCGTTTCATTAACCATTTCAGACTCATTATAGACATCTGAGGTATGAGCTAAGAAAATGATATTACGAGTAGATTTAGCTACATCTTGTGCCATCATATTCTTCATAAACTGAGCATAACCTCCCCAGGCTTGCATAGTGTTAGATGAAGTCAGTACTTTAGTACTTTCATACATATCCATTAGATACGTTAAACTATCTACTACAACTGTGTGAATGCTACCTGTATCATGGTCTTTACCACCAATATTGATAGACTCTTCAGTCTCTAACGCATTGATAATCATAGGAACATGTTCAGGATCTGTGATTGTGTACTGAATAAAATCAGATTTAAAAGGTAATTTTTTATTGTTCTCACAATTAAGATACAAAACACCTTTTGGGTCATCAATATGTTGAAGACTTGCTGATTTACCTGATGCGGATTTACCACATACTAATACTAAGTTATTGTTCATTTAAACTCCTTGACGTTTAATTTTAGAATTAAGAGCTGCATTTACTTGATTTTTCAATTCAGTCTCTGGAAGAGGCACTTCTAACTTATCATTAAAGTTAGCTAGAAGACCTTCAATTTCACTCATATCTGCTCCACTATCTATGTATACACAACCTAATCTGTACAGCATATTAGAACGATTACCCATTTCTGTATTAGCTAAGAACCATCTTTCCATATTAGAAATAGCTCCTGCATCAATTACAGACTGGTTGAATTTATCTGATTTTTTAGTTTGAGGGATAAATAGTGTAGCGTCTACTAATTTACCTTGGTTGTATACATGATGCCCATTATGAGATAACCACTTACGTGAAATGTTCTTAGTTTGTGCATCTACATCAAAAGGTAACCACGAGAATACATTTTCCATAAATTTACTATAGTCTCTTGATGATAGTTTTAGATAATGACTAATAGGTAGAATGATTCTAAATCTATTTGTATCAGTTGTATGACGTTTAGTAGTAGCCATTAGATATGTATACTGCTCTAATAATGTTTCAGCAGTACTCATTTGTACAGTACCATCTAAATCTAAGATTAATAGATCAAAACCAGGAATAGCATTATCACTATTACGATACCCATCTTTAAATGCATGAGCTGTATAGTGATATCCAGGGTTTGTCACTAATTCATGAAGCTTAGTAAAGTTTGTACAGTCTTCTTGAAAATTCTCAGTTATGTCAGTACTATGAGATACATGTATTTTATCTAAATCAGTTTTTTTAAGTGCTTCTCCTGAAAAGAACTCAATACCATCAGTTTCTGATCTACGAATAATAATATTATTCTTATACCCATAAGCAATAGCTAAATTCATTAAAGATTGTTTGTCTCTTTCACTGCCTTTATAAAAAGGTAAATCTTCTACAAGATCCACTTGTGTTACTTCAGTACCAATATCAGCAATATACTCAGCTAATCGAATATATGGGCCTTTCTTTTTTAAAATTCTATTGAAATGTTCTCCTGAATCTTCAACTAAAGTAATAGCAGCTTCTAAGTGTTCTCTTTTAACTTCTGTTTGGCCATCAATATACGCATAAGCACCAGCTAATTTAAGTGCTTTATAGTATCTATGCTTTATCTCAGTTTTGTGTAGTTCTTGATGAGCTTTCATTTTGATAGCTCTTTCTTCACAATCTGTTTTATAGGTAAGCAGCTGTATTGAGATTTCTCTACTCATTTGTATTAGAGTATTAAAATGATTAGAATTACATAAACGCTTTAAATGAAGGCTAATTTGTTGCATCAAATTACTTTGGTTTTGGTCAACTAGCTTATCAAATTGTTCTTCTGGTGTTAGAGGTGAAACCACAGATTCTGCTTGCTCATAGCCAAATAAGAGTCTACGAGCATACCCAGTTTCTAACATTTGTTTGAAATCATCTTCAGTCTTACCACCATCTAGTAATTTAGTAGGTGTACCAAATAACATTAGATTAGTAGGAGTTCTACCATCAATGTCAGTCATTCTTTTATTTTCAGTAGTGCTCTTAATAAGCTTTTGTTTAGTCTTACCAATATCGTAGAGTTCTAAAAAAGTATTAATCATTTCTAGATTACCTAGCAGATTACTACCTACCTCATCCATTTCTAGATTCATAGAGCCTGCACCAGCTAATAGAAGCTTTTGACGCATTTGTTTAATTGCAGGTGTTGTACCTGAATCAAAACTAAATAGTAGTTCACCACAACTTTCAAATTCACTAGTTAGTTTTTCTTCAATAGTGGTAATGTCTAGTTGACTTGTTTGAGCTAAAACTTTTGCTAATCCTGCTATGTTTTTAGCAGCTAAGCTAGGGAATAGTGTCTGTAGGTATTCTTCTTTGAAGTCAGCAATTAAACTTTCTTCAATTAAATTTGTAGAATATCCTTTACCTGCTCCTGAAGGCATTAAATTTAGCGCATAGGTATTAATAGGAATTACACCTCTATCTTGTGTTTCAATATTGACTCGCATCATAGATGCAACTTTACTTAAGTAGTAAGCAGTAAGAATTCTGAAGAAATGTCTATTGTTAGATTGTGTTTTAGCTACTAATACATCAACTATATCCTCAGATAATTGAAAATATTTGGACATGAATTACCCCTTTAGTGATTTTTTATATTTATTAATATTGTTATAGTACGTTACATATACTTTGTCATACCCATATTTTAAATTGCCATAATCTACTAACTTAGCGTACGAAGTAACTCCATATTTCTTGTTCTCAAGAACATTAAGCAAATGCTCTAATTGCCCTTTTGTAAACTTACGCTTATCAGCTTTTTTACGTTCTTTCTTAATTACGGTTGGCACTTTTTCTGTGCTTGTAAACAATTTTTTAAATAAATTAATTAAGTATTCCACCTTATCTCCTTATAAAATTAATCTACCTTCAGCAGCTAATGCTTTAGCTTGTTGGCAGATATCAACAACATCACAGTAACGACAAGCTTTTGCTTCTCCCCGTACTGTTTTAACTACCCCAATCATTCCATCATCAGCCATACGTTGGTTAGCTTCTTCTAGAGTGTCAAAGTTCTTAGTAGCTCTTGTACCTTTAGGATTTTTAAAGTATTTATACTTAGTGTCACTTTCCCAAAGTTCTTCTTTAGTACATACAGGTAACTGCTCCTGTGGAGTGTCTATAAGTTCCTGTAATTTACTGAGCTTTTCTTTAATATACTGTTCAGTTTGTTCTACTGACCATAAAGGGTAACGTTTTGTCATTACTCTACTTTGAGGATATTTAGGATCTCTAAGAGCTGCAGCAGATGACCAGTCAGTAAAAATGAATTGAATCTCCATATGCGTATCTGTAATACGTTCTGGAGCTAACCATTTATAAATACTTCCTTGTTGGGTGTATTTAAGAGCGTTAGAATCGTAAATATATGTCCATACAGAGGTACTTTTATAATCAGATAACGTACCGTTTAAGATTAGGTCATATTTCCCTGAAATGATAAAATTATTAAGCTCTTTTTCATGACGTTGTTCTACGTATACAGGAATATCAGTATCTGTTAGTTCATTGTCTTCAGGATTAATATTAATGCGCTCAATTATGTTAGACATACCTAAGGCTTTTAGAGCTTTTACTACGTTGTCTGGGTTAGTCCATGCTTCTTCAGCAATAGCATGAATAGCAGATCCCATTCTAGAACTGACTAAATTTGAAATATCTACTGTTTTATCTAAGTCTTTATTTTGTTTTTGTAAAACTAGTTGACGAATAGGCTTAAGTAGAGATGTCGCACTAATTACATTAGATCTGCCATCATAATCATAGTCATCATTCATTAGCCATACTGCTAGAGGTAATGAAATGTTCTCATTATTAGTATATTTATACATCTTCAGTTTTCTCTAAATTAATAGGCTTAACACGATATTCTTTGTCTTCATGCCAGCCAGGAGTAACTTCACAGTCTATCCATCTGCCATTTTGTTTAGGTTCACAACAAAGGTATACTTTCTTTTGTATAGTGTATCCTTCAGCCCAATGATGAATTACTTCAGCATGTTTATGTGGATTCATTTCTTCTCCTTGCGTGTAAATACACCCATTTTTTCTTCAACAGCAAATGACTTATCTAATACCCAACCATGTAATTGGTACTCTCCAAAATCCATGCAACGTCTCTTACCATCTATCATTTGGCAATACCAGCTCATAGCTACTCCTATAACGATTTTAAAATTTTATCTACTTCTTCTAGTGAAGCTCTATTAGGCAATAATGTCATATCTGCCCAAGATTTGCCTATATCTAAATCACTTAACATAGGAATATCATCTGACTGAATGAGCGGATGCTCATTCCATTCCATTTCTTCAATTAGAACATCGTTAAGGAATTTAACTACCTTAGGGTCATCTTTTACTAAGAAATAGGCAGCATCGTGAATCATGTTAACAGGAAGGATATCTGCATACATTTCTGCTTCTTCGATCCTTTGATTCGTAGCGATTACTGCTCTATTAAGTAGCATCCCCCAGGATTGTGTAACTGCATTGTTAGCACTACGTACTTCTGCAGTTGCTGCATATGGAGTCTTTTTATTATCCATTACAGACTTACTAATAATAGGTGTCTTAATTTTTAACCCAAAAGCACATTCCATGTAGCCATGTTTAATAGCAAATTTCTTGTTCTTTTCAGCAAACTCATCAGATACCTTATATAGTTCATGATAACTATCTTCAATTTCTTTAGCTTCCTTCAATGGGATACCAGCATTCTTATTTAAAGTGAACGCTGTACCTCCATAAGTTAAAGCAAATGTAGGTCCTTTACCTTTTTGTCTAAGTTCCTTGTATTTACTAGAAATTGAATTAATACTATCTACATCTTCTGGGTCTATGTCAGCCATTTGGTCTTTAAAATATGCGTATGCATTTAGACAGTGACTGTCATAACCTTGAGTATAAATCTTAATTCTATTAGGGTCTCCAGATACAATTGCATTAATTCTAGCTTCTAGAGCATTGAAATCTGCACCTGCAAATAACCACCCTTCAGGAGCTACAACACAGCTTTTAATTAACTTACCCATCTTACCTTGTGCAGGTAGATTAGTTAAATTAGGTGAATTACTAGATAGTCTTCCTGATTGTGTTCCACCTAATTTTAGATTACCATGTAAAAAGTTATTTCCAGCTTTAAAAGCTTTAAGAAATGTACCTGTTATTTTAGATACTTCTGCAATTTTAAGAATACCCTCTATAATTTCAAGAGCTTCTGTATTTTGAGTCTCTTTCTTAAGTTTTTTAAGTGTTTTAGCATCAGTAGCTGGACTACCTCCAGCAGTTATATCTAATACAGGTAGCTTTAGTATTTCGAAGAGTATTGTTGCTATTTGCTTTCCTGAACTTGGGTTAAATTGAATATACTGAAAATCTTCAATAGACTTTACTTTAGTTTTTAATTTAGCATTAGCTTGTTCTCGTGCTTGTTCTTGAAATATTTGATCAGCTTTTTGGATAGTAGGTAATTTATGTAACTTTACACGTACTGCATATTCTTCATCTTTTAGTTGTTTGTATACTGTATCTACTACTGCTTGGTCTAGTGGTAAGCCTACTAACATCATTTTAAGAATAGGCTTAATACTAGGCTTGAATATATCAATATACGTTTCACTAGTAAGTTGGTTACTATATTTGTTATAAACAAACCATGTAGCTAACGTATCAATTAGATTGTATTTCATTAATTCTTCAGAAGTATGTTTAGTAATATCTTTTACATCTAAAGCATAATTTCCTACATATTCAAGAGCATTGCCTTTAAGCCCTAAATCTACTTGAGTAGTAGAGTTCTTTTCTAAATAAGCAAGTAACATGGTGTCGTCTACTTGACTAAATACTTCAAGACCTTCTTGCAATCCTTTGTAGTCAGTTTCAGATTCCATCCACCAATTAGCTATCATTAGCTTAGCATCAAATAATGCATTGTGCATAATTAAAGTACCTGAGTAATTTACTAGGAATTCTTTAATATTCCAGTAACCAGTTTCTCTAATATCAATAGCAACACCATTATGTTGATCCCATGCAAAAGCAATAGTAACAATAGTGTCTGTTAATTTAAGTCCTGTGGTTTCAATATCTACAGTCAGTGCTGGGTATTGGTATAGTTGATCTAAAATATCTAACTCAGTACCTAGAACTTTAGTGTATTCTTCAGAATGTATGACAGCTTTTTTAGTAAAGCCTGTAATAGCTTTAAGTCCTATATCAATTAGTAATTGATTTTCAGGCTGTTTATACAATGATTTGTAGTGAGGTACATGTACACACCTAAAGTCTTCATATTCGTCAAATTTACTCAGTACAGCAGTACCTACATGTGTGGATACCTTTGTATTTTTAGTTAACCACTTGTAGTAGTTACTGTCTGCAACAATTAAGTTAGTTACAGTAGTAGGAATTTGTTCCCTTAATTTAGTTAACCATGCTTTACCTACTTTAGCAGATACTTTTTTAGGTGTATCGTATATTAGTGGTTTAGCTATTATAGAATCTCTAGCTATACCTAATTTTTCTAAAGGAGCATAGTAGTATTCATTTAACGAATATTCATCTATCCCACCTCTCTCATTAATGAGAAGTACGGTAGTAATTGGTTTCATAGAAGTTAATGTAATACTTTAGGTGGCTTTGAAAGTAAATCCAATATTTTTTCAGCTTTATCTAAATATTCTTCTTTATGCTGTGTGTAAAACTCTAAAGCTTCTTTTTTTGAAAAAGAAGTAGAAGTCTGTTCAATAGCACCCATGTAATACTCAAAGCATAATGCTTGAGATAATGTAATGATTTCAGTCATTGATATAAATAGTCTCCCCTATTACTGCAGGCTCATGATCTGAGTTGCATACCCATAAAACATCATATTCTACATTATTTTGTACAGGCTCTGCGTATAAATCCGTGAAGTAGATTAGTATGTTAGGAGGATTATCTTTACAATATTCAAATACAGGATCGAAAGAAGTACCCCCTTCACCTTTAAATTGGATATCATGAATATCTGTATATTTATCTACTTTATGTACACCATGTATAATATAATCACAGTCAATTACTACTAGTTCTTCTGGCTGATAGGTATCTCTAATACTTTCAATTTCAGTTAGCATTTCAGTTAGTTCTTCTTGTGTAACTGAACCTGAAGTATCAATAGCAATAGTGATATTTCCAATTGTTTCAGAATACATGCTAGGCAAGTAATGATTAGGCATAAACCTTTTATTAGGTCTCATCCATGTAAAGTCATTCTTACTGCGTTCACTTACATACCTATCTAATAACTGTTTCCAATCTAATTTAGGATTAATTAGATCATCAATCATTCTAGCTACTTCCCCAGGGATTTCACCTTGTTGTTTACCAGCCATCATGGATTGTGTCTGTGCTTGTACAATAATACTAGTTAATTGCTCTTTTAGCTTATCAGTACCTTGTGCAGTATTTTGAGAATCTTGATCATTAGTAGATCCTTCACCAGGTTCTAAGATATCTTGTACAAAGTTTTTATATTGATCTTGCTCTTCAAATATGATGTCATACACTTGCTCAGTAGTCATATCAGCATATTTACTATCATGCAAACCATCAGCAGGTAATTTAAAATTTGCTTTAAGTAGCATATCATTAATTACGTAGTCACCAGCAACGTTCCATAAGCGCTTATCTCTATTTCCTACTCTTGTAATATGTTGGAATGCTACGTGCCACACTTCGTGTGCCAGTAGCCCAGTAAGCTCTTCTGTATCAATAGAAGCTACGAAATCAGGATTGTATAGAATAGTAAGTCCATTAGTACCTGCTGTAGGTATTACATCTGAAATTTCATGACGTAATCGAAGACATATAGTAGATAGAAACACAGATTTAGACATTAACTGCACTTTGGCATACCTAATTCTGTCTTCTAAAGTTTTGTTTGTCTCCATAGTATTATCCTACCATTAAGTGTGCATTCTTATTTACCCAATCTAAAATTAATTGATGTCCTTTTAATGCAGGTGTTTTACTATATACATCTTTTAATGTAAGTAATTGCATTTCAGGAGGTAGCTTATTAACTACAACTAGTAATTGTGTAATATTTTGTTCATTCATATTATGACTAACTAGAGTAGTTAAAGCGTATTGTTTATCTGGTTCATCTGGCATCTGAATTCCATGAGGATTTTGTAACATATCCTCAATAGTAGGTAGAGATTCATAAATCTCGCAGTATGCTTTAAATTCAGTAGCAGGTCCTTGACCTACAGTACCCGACATTAATACATAGTCTGTATAGTCAAAGTCTTCTCTTGAAGCAATAATATCTGACAAGAAGCTCCAAGTTCTAGGACATGCAAACGTATCATCACTATGATTAGGATCAAATGTATGTAGACGTTCAGGTCTAAATTTAATAAATGAAATTACTCTATGATCAATACCGTTTGTATTAGCCCACTCTAACCAGTCCTTGTGACTTACAGATAGATTCATATGAATTAATCTAGACTGCATAGCTGTACTTAATTTGTTAACTACTGCCTTATCAGTCTTTTTATTACCAGCACATACAATCCAAGTATTAGGGTGTAATTCATATTCTCCTACCATACGATCCAGTACAACTTTATAAGCTGCTGATTGTAGATTAGGGGTAGCTGAATTCATCTCATCTAAAAAGATTAGCCAACCATTCTTACCTTCAGGAATTTTATCAATACCTTTTAATGGAAATAATGATGGTGGTGCGTATTTCATACGTATACCTGCTTTATCTACAATAGGAAATCCTAGTAGATCAGTAGGGTCTGCTTGTGCTAACCTTAGGTCACGTACTTCTACATTAACTGATTTAGCTAAATCATTAATAATGTCTGATTTACCAATTCCTGGGCTACCTACAAGCATAGGTACTTTATCTGCTTTAAATAAGCGTTTTAAGCCTTCTGAGGCATCTTTAGGTGTGATATCTAACATACTAATTCTCCAGAATATTTAAGGTAACTCTTTGTTGCATAGAAGATGTTGGTGCATCAGGAACTACTTCTTCTTTTACTTGTTTAGCTTTACGTGGTGCACGTTTAGGTTCTTCAGGAATATACTTATGAAGCATTTCAGGCCACCCTTTACGTAATTTAGTAGTAGTATTCCAAGTATCCAAAGAATCATTTAAGTACTGTTTCATTTCTTGCATTTCTTTTTGCAAATCAGTATCTTGTTGGTGTAGTGTAGATACTTCTTCTTCATGTTCTCTAGGAACAGTAAAAGGAATTTCCAAAGGTCTCCACTCATCTTTTGGGTCTACTGTTGCTAAATAATAATGAGGATTACGTTTTGTATACCAACGTTCGCTTTCTTCCTCATTTACTAACATTTGCACTTTATGTTTATGATGAAAAAATCCAGCAGGTAATTTTGAAATATATGGAGTATAGTATGAAATCCATGTTTCATAACATTTAGTAGTTAGTTCTGTTTTAGCTGTTTCAATTTTAGTTGTAGGCAGATTAAATAAATCATTCATAATATCTTGTTGAATGCTATATTGGGCTTGTTGTCCTAATCGCATGACGGCTCCTCGTAAAGTAATTGTTTAATTGTAATAAGTAACTCATCTATTTGGTCTTCTTGAATTAATGTTGCATTAAATGTTAATTGCAGTATGTCTTCAGAGAGTTCTTCTACTTTATAGACGAGTTGATTTTCAGAATCTAATACTTTAAATTCTGTTTGGTTTTCTTCTAGCATTAATAGCTCCTTGCAATAAGGAACGGAGTTCCTATTTGAACTTGGATTTTAACTTTCTAATTGTACGTTTAAAAAATCCAGGTGCTACATTAGGAATAAGATTGTAATGTGATCTACACCACTTACACATCCCTTCTTCTAATTGAGAAGAATAAGAGCCACATGTTTCACATGTAGGCTGTGTTGGGTAATCTGCAGGCTGTTTCATAATTATTTACAGCGCTTACTATTTGGGTGTCTTGTACAACGATATGTACCATGACTAACTGATTTTTTACTAATTCTGTTACCATTGGCATCTCTTCTTTGAGTTCTGCCTTCAATAAGTGTTTTACTCATAATATTTCCAAATATAAATTAAATTAAGTGAGAGTTTTTACACACCAGTACTCTCAAACTGGCTAACAAGGCTGAGGTCTATATGAGGCCTTTGTGTTCTTAAACTAGTTATTAATTTCTTTCTAAATACTCAATGACCATGTCTTGCTTTTCAGCTAGGTCTTCATAGAATTTTTGTTTAGTTGTGTAATGTTTAGATTTAGCTCGCTGCACTTGGTCTACTAAGTAGTTATGTATTTCAGTTGCCCAACCTATTTCAACACGATTATCTTCGTAGTTATGTTTATTATCTCCATAAATAGCCATAATCTAATCCTTAATAAACATACCATCTTCTCGAAGATAGCCTGTACGGTCTTTAATTTCATCGTAAGCTTGTTGTACACAGTTATCAAATTCAACACCTGCTGTTAAGCATACTCCCCTAAGGGTGACATAGATATCTCCTACTGCATCCATCATAGCGTGTCTATCGTTACGATTAATAGCATCAATTAATTCAGTAGTTTCTTCCAGTGTTTTAATAGATTGTGTTAATGGATTACCATTCTGTGCAATCTGTCTGTCATAAAACCACTGGTCAATCTTCATGTCTGACCATTCATCTAAATTAAATTCACTCATTTTTACTCTCCTCTGGTTCGTAATACCAGTATTTCTGGCTGGTGTTGTAATGAAATAAGCCATAGTAGTTACCTATTAAAGTTTCTTCACCTACCTTCCAACGACCATAAGCACCATCCATACCGAGGAACTTCATGCTAGTAGGATTATCATTAGAGTCACGCATTACTACTTTATCCCCTTTAGGGATGTTATATTGTTTAACTGATTCAGTCATGAGGTTAACTCCACCATGTAGTTATAAAATTTATCTATTTCCCAGTCATCAGATTCACCATCTTCAATTTCAGATAGCATTAAATCAAATGCATCTTCGATGTTGTCTTTATGTTTAGGAAACTTTTTAATAGTAGCTTGGGCATCAGTAAATGCTTGGTGTATGTTTGCTGGATAGCTCATAGTTTCTCT